AGGGAGCTGATCGGGAGACTGCCGCAGCGACACCGTACATGCCTGCTGATCCATGAGCATACCGCCGGCACCTATGACCGCCAGGGCAAACGCTGGACCGAGCGCAGGATAGCGGAGGAATTGGGCATGACGGTTCGCCAGTATCGGTATTACCGAGGCAAAGGGATGGAGGCACTGGTGCAGATGATCAGAAACTTCAGCGCTCAGGCCGCATAGCGCTTGCATGGTACGTCATTTCTGCTATGCTTTTTTGTAGATTGGTCGTATTGACGGCAAGACAAACGAACCCGGCATCGCGCCCGGGTTTTTTTGTGCCCTGATTTCGCTGCTCGACGTGGAAAGCAGACACGTAGACTGGGAAGGTTACGCAGGCGCCCGCCACAAGAAAAAGTCACCAGTGGGGCGAAAGTTGCATTGGGTAGCGTAGATCGGGAGTAGCGCCCCGAAGCAGCGAAGTACTCGCCGTGAGGCGATAGGTTCCGTACCGGCGGACAATCCGGCCCCCATTCAGCCATTCGTGAGAATCGCTATGACCACTCAGTATGACGCGGCAATCAAGCAGGCAGCAGAGCAATACTTGCCCGGCTATGATTGGCGCCTTCTCAAAGCACAGTATCTGGCCGAATCCCGACTGGATCCGGATGCTGTATCCCCTGCAGGGGCTCACGGCATAGCTCAGTTTATGCCTGGTACATGGTCCGACGTAGCCAAAGAGCTTGGCTATCCTGCAGACATCACCCCATTTGATCCCGAAGCCGCTATCCCTGCAGGCGCCTACTACATGGCGAAACTGCTGAATGGCTGGTCTGCTCCCCGTCCTGATATCGATCGTTACTGTCTGGCACTGGCGAGCTACAACGCCGGCTTCGGCAATCTGCTGAGGGCGCAGAAGGCGGCCGGTGGTGCAAACGACTATGCGAGCATCATCAAGGCGCTGCCCCAGGTGACCGGCAAGAATGCAGTCGAAACCACCACCTACGTCAAACGCATCCTGAACTACTGGCACGGGATGGTAACGGGATGAGTGATACCGATCTGATTCTGAAGGCCCTGAACGATCACCAGCACGCGATGAACCTGCACCGTGACGAAGTGCGTTCCGATATCAAGGAGCTGCGCGATGCGGTTGTGAAGGTGGCGGATGCCGCAGCCGAAATGGGCAAGACCATGGCTGCGTCCGAGGCGCGTCATATGCAGCATGAAGATGCCAGTAAACGGATGGGGCGACAGCTGGATGATCATGAATCGCGTATCCGAGCGATTGAAAGTGATCGCCCAGCCCTATCAGAGTGCCGCAAACGCACAGAGCAGATTGAGCAGATCCGCGATCAGTTGCTGACCAGTAAGGGGTCGGTAATGGGTGGCTGGAAGGTTCTGACCATTGTTGGCGCGCTGTTACTCGGCACAGCCACTCTCGCCGTTTCTATCGCACAGGTGATTCCATGAAACCAATTCTTATCCCCGTTGTGGCTGCCGCAATTATGGCTGGTTGTTCTAATGCGCCGAGGCTTCAAGATGGGTATCAGGTAGGTGATGTGGCCGGAACTGCAGTTGACGGCACCCTGCAGATCCTGACTCTCCAGCATCGATACTGCACAGAGTCAGATCCGGTAGCGAGGGCAATCTTGCTGCGGGTTATTCTCGCGGCAGTGCCTGAATATCCGATGGATGGGCTTTGTACTGATCTACTTGAGGCACTGGAGGCACAGTAGTGAAGTACTACAAGCGGAACTACAAGTATGAGTTGGCCGAAGACCTCCTGCTGGATACCGGTATCCGTCCTCGCAGCAAGATTCAGCTTGGTCATATCACCTTGGACAAGAACGGAACGCTGACACTACGGAAGGGATATCTCTGGGACGGCCCGAGTGGTCCGACCATGGACACCGAGGACAGCATACGTGCATCAGCCGGGCATGATGCATTGTTCGAGCTGATTAAGCAGGGCCTGATAGGTGATCACTGGTATCCACAAGCAAACAGGGACTTCCTCCGCTGGCTCAAAGAGGATGGCATGTGGTGGTGGCGCCGTCGCTTATGGTACCGAGCAGTAGAAGTTTTCGGTGAGGCTTATTCAAACCGTGAAGGTAATGACGATCAGGTATTCGAAGCCTGACCGCTTTGAAAGCACGACTCAGTATTAATCAGCCGCCCGAGAGGGGGCCGCTATGGAAAAACTCGATACACCAGCTCAGCTTGATGCCCGCAAAGAAACCGCTTGCAAAGAGTATGTTTTGAACGGCGGTGATCGAAGCAAGGCCTACCGAAAAGCCTATCCGCAATCGAAGCGCTGGAAGGACAAGACAGTCCATGAGAAGGCTTCACGCTTGTTTTCTGAAGACAAGGTTAAGGCAAGGGTTAATCAACTCCGGCTGGAAGCGGCAAAAATAGCTGAAGAGCAGTTTAAAGTTGATGCGGCATATGTGCTTCAACGGCTGACAGAGATTGACCAGATGGATGTTCTGGACATTCTGGCCGATGACGGAAGTCTAAAACCGGTTCGGGAATGGCCGAAGGTGTGGCGCACAACACTGTCAGGCTTGGATATCAACCGACTGAGCGCCATTGGCAAGGGCGATGATGCGATTGAAAGCGTGCTGCAAAAGATCAAGTGGCCCGACAAGGTGAAGAACCTGGAGCTGATCGGCAAGCATGTTGAGGTGCAGGCGTTCAAAGATCAGCTGGGTGTATCCGGTGGTATGAAGATCAGCCACGAAGATGCGTTGTCTGCGCTGGAATGAACGAGCGCGAGAAAGAAATCCGGCGCAAGCTGCGTGATGATTTTGAGCACTACGCACCACGGTGCCTGCATATCCGCACCAAAGAGGGCCGAGTCGAGCCGTTCGCACTGAATGAAGCCCAGCGCTATATCCATGCCTGCATCAGCGAGCAGAAGCGACTGACCGGCAAGGTAAGGGCGATCATCCTGAAGGGCCGGCAGCAGGGTGCATCCACGTACACAGAAGGCAGGTTTTACTGGCTGGTGTCGCACCGCAAAGGTGTAAGGGCATTCATCCTGACGCACGAGGCCGAATCTACAGCGGCACTGTTTGAGATGGCCGAGCGCTATCACGAGAACTGCCCGGTACTGGTAAAGCCTTCAACCGGCGCGAGTAACGCCAAGGAGTTGATCTTTGATCGTTTGGATTCCGGGTACAAGGTTGGCACAGCTGGCAACAAGGGAGTGGGCAGGGGCACTACTCTGCAGTATTTCCATGGCTCAGAGGTTGGTTTCTGGCCCCATGCGTCAGAGCATGCCAAAGGTATCCTGCAGGCCATCCCAGACGCACCCGACACCGAAGTAATACTGGAATCCACGGCAAACGGGATCGGCAACTACTTTCACCAGCAATGGCAGCAGGCTGAAGCCGGCGAGAGTGAGTATATCGCCATCTTCGTTCCATGGTTCTGGCAGAAAGAGTACCGCAAGCCGGTACCAGAAGGCTTCAAGCCCACTGCAACCGAGCAGGACCTGAAAGAGCTGTACCGGCTGGATGATGAACAGATCATGTTCCGCCGGTTCAAGATTGCGGAATTGACCGTTGATGGTGTCGATGGTGAATCCGCTTTCAAGCAGGAATACCCGATGACGGCACAAGAGGCCTTCCAGGTGTCCGGCGGACAGTCATTGATTACACCTGAGCCAGTGATGAAGGCGCGGCAGTACAAATGCTTGGCGTCTGGGCCGCTCAAGATCGGCGTTGATCCGGCACGCTTCGGCAATGACAGCACAGCTATTATCCGGCGCCGCAACCGAGCCGCGTACCAGCTGGAGCGACACAAGGGCAAGGACACGATGGAGGTGGCCGGTCTGGTGTACTCCATCATCAAGAAGGAAAAGCCTGCACAGGTGGCGATTGACGTGGGCGGCCTGGGTGCCGGGGTATATGACCGCTTGATGGAGCTGTTGCCCGAAAGCCAGAAGTATATTGTTGTTGCAGTGAACTTCGGCAGCAGCGCACTGGACCCGGAGCGGTACCGCAACAAGCGGGCTGAAATGTGGTGGGAGATGCGCGACTGGCTAAGCGGTGACTTGCCGGTGATGATCCCGGGCGAGGACGCGCTTCATGCAGACCTTTGCGGACCCCAGTACAAGTACGACAGCAACCAGCGCCGAATCCTTGAAAGCAAAGAGGATATGCGAAAGCGCGGCCTGAGGTCACCAGACGGTGCAGACGCTTTGGCGCTGACCTTTGCCGAACCGGTGCGTGCACCTGATCGATCTGAACAGCACGAAAACATAATTGGTGACCGGGTAGCCGGTTACTGATACCCATCCAAAGCACAGCCGTGAGGCTCTGATGAACGAATCTGTAAACCCTGTTGAGCAGGAAGAACAACTTGCCGAACGTCTGCAGGTGTTTGCGTCACGCCTGTCACGGCTTGCGCATGATCAGGCAGCACTGCGCTCTGATATCGAACAGCGCTGGTTGAAGGATCTGCGTCAGTACCATGGTGAGTACCAGCCTGGCGAGTACGAGCGCATCAAGCAGGCAGGCGGCAGTCAAGTATTCGTAAATATCACCCGCAACAAGACCAATGCGGCTGAAGCACGACTGCAGGACATGCTGTTCCCGACTGATGACCGCAACTGGGGCATCAAACCAACACCGGTACCGGAGCTGGATAACGTCAAGCCTGGCCAGGTGATGCAGGGGCCGAACGGTGAGCCTGTTGATGCTGAAAAGGTGGCCGATGAGATCCAGCGCGCAGCCAAGAAGAAAGCATTGCTCATGCAGCAGGAGATCGATGACCAGTTGAATGAGGCGCGGTACCCAACGAAAGCGCGTGACATTATCCACGATGCGGCGCAGCTGGGTACCGGTATCGTCAAGGGACCGGTCGTTGTTGGGCGTGTGCGTAAGCGCTGGGATCTGTTGGAAGATGGTACTTCCATGCTGCAGATCACTGAGGATCTGGCCCCGTCCATTGAGCGCGTGGATATCTGGGACTTCTACCCGGACATGTCGGCACGCACCATTGATGAGTGTGAGTTCATCTTTGAGAAGCGCCGACTGACAAAGCGTCAGCTGCGCGACTTTGCATGGATGCCGGGCGTACTCAAGGGGCAGCTGCGCAAACTGCTGCGCACCGAGGCGAAGGAGACCCATGTCGCCAAGGACTACGTGAACGATATCCGCAGCATTACCGGTGTCGGCAGTGTTGTTGACTCCAATCGCTATGAGATATGGGAGTACCACGGCCCGATCAGTAAGGCAGAGCTGATTGATGCGATGCAGGATACGGAAGAACCGCTGCCCGAGGAGGAGATTGACGAACTGGATGATGAACTGGAGGCGGTGGTGTTCTTCTCCGGCCAATGCGTCCTGAAGGTAGCAATCAATCCAATGGACACCGAGGACCGTCCATACTCGGTATTCAACTGGGAAAAAGACGAGTCCAGCATCTTTGGCTTTGGTGTGCCGTACCTGATGCGCAATCCGCAGAAGGTGATCAATGCCGCCTGGCGCATGATGATGGATAACGGCGGCATGAGTGTGGCCGATCAGGTGGTGGTGAACCGCGAGATTGTTCAGCCTGCGGATGGTAGCTGGCAGCTTGGACCCAAGAAGCTGTGGTACCTGAAGGACAAGACCCGCAGTGTTCAAGAAGCATTCGCCACCTTCAGCACCCCGAGTCACCAGATGGAGCTGGCCAACATCTTCACCATGGCACGCCAGCTGGCCGATGAGGAAACCAACCTGCCGTTGATCGCCCAGGGTGAGCAGTCGTCCCACGTCACCAAGACCAGCAGCGGCATGGCCATGCTGATGAACAGCGCCAATATCGTGCTGCGCCGTGCGGTAAAGAACTGGGATGACGATATCACCCGGCCAACCATTACCCGCTTCTATGACTGGAACATGCAATTCAGTGACAGCCCGGAGATCAAGGGTGATTACACCATTGATGCCCGCGGCTCCGGTGCGCTTCTGGTACGTGAAAAGCAGCAGGAGAACTTGCTGGTGTTCGCCAACGTGACCGGCAGTAACCCTGAACTGGCATTGCGCCGTGACTGGGAAGGGCTGGATCGGGAGATCGCCAAGGCGCTTGAGGTGCCGTATCACCAGATCACTCTGTCTGATGCCGAGATCGAGGAGCGCAAGAAGCAGATTGCTGAATCACAACGGCAGCCTGAAGATCCAAACGCTCAGATCAAGGCCGCTGAACTGCAGCTCAAGCAGCAGCAGATGCAGGTCGATGCTCAGTTGAAACAGCAGGAAATGCAGTACCGGCAGCAACTGGATGCGGCAAAGCTGCAGCAGGAGCGTGAATTGAAGCTGGCCGACATTGCAGCCAGAGAAAACCTGACGGTTGCGCAGCTGCAGGCCAAGCTACAACTGGAGCAGGTCAAGATCCAGACGCAGCGAGACAAGGCGGCTGGTGATCTGGCACTGAAGCGCACACAGACGCAGATGCAGGCCGAGAACCTGGCACGGGGGTTTGATACCTTCTGATGAACCAGATCGACAGGCACAGTGAAACCTGGCTGGCCGTGACCGAGTGGGCGCGCAGCCAGCGACAGGAAGCGATTGAATCCTTGATCGCAGACCAAGAATCAGAACGGCAACGCGGCAAGATTGATCTGATCGATCAACTGCTTTGCCTGACGGATACCGAGGACGATCCGGTTATCGTGTCGGACTCATACTCATAACCCGAAACCAATAGCCGCCTGTGAAGGCCGCTGGAGGCACCATGCAAAACGAAGAACAGCAGAACGCGCACGAACAGGAACTTGAGTCAGCCTTTGATGAGTTTGCCACTGGGGAAACAGGCGAAGAGCAGGGCGATCAGCTCCGTGATGAGCAGGGCCGATTCGCCTCTGATGACTCAATTAATGACGAAGTGGGCGGCGACAATGACGAAGGCGAGCAGGGCGAAGAAGAAGGGCAACAGCCTGACCCGCTTGCCGAGCTTGAGCGCTACAAGCAGGAAGCCCAGCAGTGGCAGCACCGCTACAACAGCGACCTTGGCCGCCAGAATGCCCTGCAGCGCAAGATCCAGGAACAGGAACAACTGATCCAGCAGCTGCAGAGCAAAGCGCCTCAGACCTCAAATCAGAACGGATCAGACAACCCTGAAGGCTCAGGCTACACCGATGCCGAATGGGAAGCGCTGAAAGAAGACTTCCCGGAAGTCGCGCAGGCGCTGGAAAAACGCATGGCGGCCGTATCCAGTCAGTACCAGCAGCAGATTCAGCAACTGCAGCAGCAGATCCAGCCGATCCAGCAGCAGGCGCATGAGCAGTATGTCAGCTCACAGTATCAGATTTTGGAGCAGCAGCACCCCGACTGGCGGGACGTTGCTGCATCAAACGAATTTCGCCAATGGGTGAGCACGCAGCCACCGGCGGTGCAGCAGTTGATGGGATCAGAAAACGCCGCAGATGCCGCGTATCTGATCGGCAACTACAAGCTGGCCAATGGTATGCAGCAACAGCAGACCCAAGCGATGAACCAGCGCCGGCAACGGCAGCTGCAGAACGC